CTTTCGGCCAGAATTCAGCGCATCACGACAACGGGTACGGGCACGACCTCGACGTCGGGTGTAGCGCCGTTCCAAGTCGGTGACGCTGCTTTCGGTGGAGTGCTCGAGACCAACTCGACGATTGAACCGTCGTACACCGCGAGCACCGTCCTGGTAAGCCAAGGGTTCAACTGTCTATCCGGTTGGTTGTGGACGCCGGCCAATGACGACGAAGTGGTTGTGATCTCGCCGTCTGCGTTGGTGGGGATCAAGCTCAACACGACCGCGACCAGCATGACCTTTGACTACGGGATGACCTGTCGAGAAATCGGCGGCTAGTCAATGGCGAAGCTCTCAGTAGGGCAGCGGGTTGAGATCGCTTTTAACCCGCAGACCCCTGATCCGCGCGTCCCGCAGCAGTGTGCTCCTTGGGTAGACAGCAAGGGCAGGCAGCACGCGGCAGCTCCTGGTATTGGCGTGTACCAGACCAAGGCGGATCACGGCGAGGTTTTAGAAGTCCTCGAGAGCGCGGATGGGTGCTCTTACCTCGTCGCCGTTGAACTGTCGCGACCGTACGAGAGAAGCGGAAAGACGCTGTATGCCAATTCCGTGCGTCAGCGTGTCATACCGGAGGCGAAACTCCGTGCATTGAGCTAGCAGATGGCCACAACCGGCAACGTATTCCCCACTGCCGGCGCTACCGTAGACCGTGCTGGGTCTACGCTCTGGACGAATCCCGGTAACGTCGTTAGCGATAACGCGACGAATGCCACTAGCACGGTTCCTACTGACTACCTCGTAACGTCCGGTTACGGGTTCACGATTCCATTAGACGCCACGATTCTCGGCGTCACGGTTCGGATCGAGATGTCAGAGACGGGCTCCGGCTCGTCTTCGTACATCCCGCAATTACACAGCGCCACCACACCGACCCTGATTGGCGCAGCTAAAAGCGCCATCTCGATCACTAACGGCCCGGTGATCTCTACCAGTGGCTCGGCTACAGACCTTTGGAGTGCTGCCCTTACTCCGGCCATCGTCAATGCGGCCGGGTTTGGCGTTTCGATCTGGTCAACCGACACGATCAACGCCTTACAGTGTGATTACGTCACGATTGCCATTGAGTACTCAGTTCCTAATCTGTGGGACTCAAGGCACACGTTCCGCAAGCGCAGGAACCACACCAACCGGCGGTTAAAGACACTCAGGCTTCACGAGACGGACGAAGTAACCGTCCCGCCTTCTGCGGATAGAACGCTAGAGGTTCCGTTTCAGACTCGCTTTACACGCGTCAGGCGGGCTTTGTCGATTGGCTGGGGTGACGCTCTCACTGCCCAAATCCCACAGGTTCCGCAGCCTGTAACCGCTTGGATGGAGCCGATTACCAATCGTCGGCGGGATATCAGCCGGCTCAATCGTCCTCTCCCGCAGGCGGATCAGATCACCTACCCGGAAACCCCGCCAGCGGCGACGGTAGGGTCAGCGGTTACCTTCAAGACGCGCATCGTCCCGTCGCGCCGCCAGTATTCGATTGGCTGGACGCCTGGGATGGTGGCGCCGCCCGTGGTGGTTGTGGAGCAGCCGGTATCGGCCTGGCTGCCTGTTTTAGTCATTAGGAGGAAGGAGACCCGCCGCAAGCTGATCGTCCTGAGTCACAAGGAAATCGAGCAGTACACGCCCCCGGTAATCGCTTGGTTCGAGCCGCCGAAAGCCATCAAGATCGAATACCGCCGCGTGTTGCAGCAGCTTTTGTTCATCAAGCTGCCCCCCGCGATTGGGCCGCCAGCCTGGGAAACAAAACAGCGCGCCCCGACGTTTCAGGATAGGCGCTTACTGCGAACCCCGCAGCACAACGTTTACCCTGAGACGCCTTCATACGCAGCCTGGCTCGCGCCCAAAACCAACCGCATCAAGCGTTCGCGCAAGCTGCAAAAGCTCGGGCATCCCGACCTATCACCAGCAACGCAGATTCTGCCGGCGTTTGAGCCTGTAGGATTCCATCGACGTAGAGAGACGACCAGAACTCTCAGGCTAGAGCAAGAGCTCAACTACTACCCAGCAACACCACCTCCCGCTGTTCCATTCCCGTCGTGGGATGGACTGACGACAAACCGGGTAGGCCAAGCCAGGAAGCTGCAGAGACTACCTGAGCTCAACGTCTATCCAGCCACGCCGGTTGTGACTACGGTCGAGATTACCGCAGTCACGCTCGTTACCCAGAAACGCCGTAAGTCACGCCCGGGCATATTCCAGATCGGCGGACAACTGGTAGAGGCGCATCCCGAACCGTCGCTGCTCAATTTCTCTCCCACTGGCTACCACTTCAGGAGGGACATCAAGCGGACCTTACAGCCACAGGCGCCGCAGATTACTTATCCACAGACACCGCCGATCACGATGGCGGCGGTGACTCTAGTTACCAATAAGCGCCGTAAGGGCAGACCCGGAATTATCCAAACCGGCGGGCTATTGGTCGAGGCTCACCCGGAGCCTTCGCGGTTCAACTTCTCGCCAACCGGGTATCACTTCAGACGAGCGACTGAGAGGAGGCTACAGCCCGCCGATCCGCAATTGCTCTTCCCGGTTACACCACCGATACCCGAGGCGGCTTTCAGATCCCCTGTAGCTAATAGGATCACGCGCGCTAGGAAGCTCCAGGAGCAAGCGCCGCAGATCACCTATCCGCAGACACCTTCTACGCCAGAGCAGCCAGAAGCGGCCTACAGAGCGGCTGTTGTATTCAGAACCTCACAGGTCAGGAGACTACAACCACAAGACCCGCAACTGACCTACCCGCCATCGCCAGTCATCGTTGTTCCGCCTGTCGTGCCTGGTGGTGGAGGCTGGTGGCCGCCCTGGTGGAAGGACGAGCACGACCGCAGAAGGAAGGAACGCAGGCGCCTCGAGGAACGGCGCGAGGAGTCCGAGCAGATACAGGACCGGCTCGACCGCGAGCTTGCGATAGTCGAGCGGGAAATCGAGCAGGAGAGCCAAAGGGCAGCCGAGCTCGCGAGGCTCAAAGCGGCCGCAGAGAAGTACGGCCGACAGGCAACCGAGGACGCCTACAACGAACGGGTCGCGCTGGCTCTAGACCGAGCAATTCAGCAAGGGAACTACTCCGCTCTCGAAGCCTTAGAGCGAGAAATGGCGCGGGCTGAGGACGAAATGGAGTTTTTCTTGCTCGCGGTTACGCTTATACTGAGCGACGAGTAATGGCCAATCAAATCGAGATACTGATTCTTCGTCCTTCGGTGAGCGAGGGTTCGGCTTTGTCAGCTACAGCTTACTTCAGAGATCGTGAGACCAAATCAGCCAGCACGCCAACGACTGTCAAGTATCGCCTCGATTGCCTGACTACGAGCACACAGATAGCCGACTGGACCTCAGTCACTCCCGGAGCAAGCGTAGACATTGACGTGACCTCAACTCAGAACGACATCATCGCCGACTCGAACGAAACCGAAGTGAAACAACTCACCGTCATGGCAGACGAAGGGCTCGTGACTCAGTATCGGCAGTCGATTCGATGGAAGGTAAGTAACCTCTATGGCTCGCCATAATGCGCATATATTCAAAGTCATGCATTAAACACAATGGCTGGCGCACCTCTCGGTAATCAGAACGCGAAGAACAAACGCTTATGGCGTGCTGCTATCGAGCGAGCGTTAGAGAAACGCACAACATCAAGGCTTGATGGTCTCAAGGAAATCGACGCTCTAGCCGAGAAGCTGTTAGAGCTTGTAGCGGCTGGTGATCTCGCGGCTTTGAGGGAATTCGGTGACAGGATTGACGGCAAGCCTGCTCAAACTCTCATTGGAGACAACGACGAAGACCCAATCAACGTCAAGACTTCCGGGATAATCGACCTTGTCCGCCCAACCGGAAGTTAAGTACCAATTCCCCGAGAAGTGCGGATTCCTGTTCCATCCCGCGCGGTTCAAGGTTCTATACGGCGGTCGGGATGGTGCTAAGTCTTGGTCAATCGCTCGTGCTCTGCTGCTCGAAGGCGCCAGCGAACCGTTACAGATTGGATGCTTCCGTGAGGTCCAGAAGTCCATCAAGGACTCAGTACACCAACTGCTTAGTAACCAGATTCAGGAGCTTGGCCTTGGCAAGTTCTACGACGTTCTAGCCACCGAGATTCGAGGCAAGAACGGTACAACCTTTGGCTTTGCTGGTCTGTCAGCTCAGACACGCGAGTCGATCAAGTCGTGGGAAGGCTTAGACCGTGCTTGGGTTGAAGAGGCGCAGTCAGTCTCTAAACGCTCGTGGGATATCTTGGAACCGACCATCCGTAAGCCCGCCTCAGAGATTTGGGCGAGTTTTAACCCTGAGATGGACACAGACGAGACCTACCAGCGTTTCGTTGTGCATCCGAGTCCTGAAGTCGTAGCGGTCAACATCAACTGGGACGATAACCCTTGGAGGTCCACCGTTCTCGACAAAGCTCGGGAACGGATGCAGAAGGAAAGTCCGGACGACTACGCGCATATCTACGGTGGGCTTTGTAGGCCAGCGATTGAGGGCGCGATCTACTACAAGGAAGTGTCTGCTCTCAGGCAGTCAGGCAGGCTCTGTAACGTGCCTTATGACCCCATGCTACGAGTACACGTCGTCTGTGATCTAGGCTACAACGACTATATGTCCTTGATCCTCGTGCAACGCTTAGCCTCGGAGATTCGCGTCATTCGGTACATCGAGGACCGTATGCGCTATATTCCGAGCTACAGCCAGGAACTCCAAGGGCTCAAGTTGAACTACGGCAAGGTCTATTTGCCACACGACGGGAAGCAAAAGCATGTTACGGGTTCAAGTGCCGAGGAGCAGTTCACAGCTTTGGGTTGGACTGTGGAGATCGTTCCTGATATCGGTGTTGAGCAAGGCATCCGAAAGACTCGCGAAGTCTTTAGCCGGTTCTACGTGGACAAAGCAAACGCTAGTGAACTGGTCAATCGACTGGGAAGATATCGGCGACGAGTCAACGCAGAAGGACAAGCCTCAAACCCAGTTCACGACGACGAGTCCCACGGTGCTGACGGCACACGATACTTGGCAATAGTGGCGGATCAGATGACCAACGACACGCACAAGGCTGGCGATCCGTACGCGGGTTTTAGACGAGCTTGGGCAGGGTGACACATGGCACGCAAGAAAGCCGCTAAGACCGAGGGCGACAAGCCCAAGCGCAACGAAAGCACCGAGCTAGTCGCTAGGGTTCGTCGGCGTTACAAGTCCATGGCCGACGCGGACCAGACCAACCGTAAGAAAGCCATGGCAGACCTCAAGTTCGTGAACGAGCCCGGCGCTCAGTGGGACACGAACATGACCAAGGAGCGGGGCGCTAGACCCTGCTACGAGTTCAACGAGCTGCGCATCAAGTGCAAGCGCATCATTAACGACATGCGGGCCAATCGTCCCCAAGCCAAGGTGAGAGGGTATGAGGACGCCGACAAGCAGATGGCCGATATCATCGAGGGGTTAACCCGGAACATTTGGAACACGTCGGACGCTGACACGATTATCGACAATGCGGGGGACTTCCAAGTAGGTGGCGGGTTCGGTGCTTGGCGTGTCGTGACCGAGTACCAATCTGACAAGTCTTTCGAACAGGACATTTACGTCGAGTCGATCCCCAATCCGTTCTGTTTGCATTGGGATGAGGCGGCTAGAGACCCGTTGAAACGTGACGCAGAGGACTGGATTCTCGACAATCGGATCAGCAAGAAGGCTTACGAAGCGAAGTACCCCGATAGAGAGCCCGTGAGCTTCGAGGGTAACGAGTTCGATGACGAGCACGACTGGGCGACCGAGGATGACGTCCGTGTAGCGGAGTACTGGTACAAGGAGCCTGTAACGGTCACGGTCGTTAAGCTCTCAGACGGTCGGGTGATCGAGCGTGACGAGCTAGAGAAAGAGGATGGGCTTGAAGCCGTCCAGATCATCGACGAGCGCGAGGTCAAGACGCATCGAATCATGATGTGCATTGTCTCGGGTGATGCGATCCTCGAGAAGCCTAAGGTGTGCGCTGGAAAACAGCATCGGTTCGTGGTCGTGTTCGGCGAGCAGATGATTATCGACGGTAAGTGGCAGTACTGGGGTCTGCCGAGGTTTAGCAAGGACGCACAGCGCAACCTGAACCTGACGAATACCGCAGCGATGGAAGCCACAGCGAGGTGGTTGCAGGCCCCGTATTGGATGACCGCCAAGCAAGCGGAAGGGCACGAGAAGGGCATTACAGAGGCGTTCAAGCAAGGGTATCCCTTTGCCTTGTACAACGCCGATCCAGGCTCGCCCGGTCCTCCTGCAAGGACTGGCGGCCCCGAGCTACCAATCGCCATGCTCGAGCTCGGTACGAAAGCCTCAGAGCTGCTCAACTCCACCTCGGGCATCTACCAGACCAATGTCGGGGATCGCATACCGGGAGCGAAGTCCGGCCGAGCGATCATCGCCACTCAGCAGCAAGGCGAGATAGCTACCTTCAACTTCCAGGACAACATGGCAAAAAGCGTGCAGCGGACGCACGAGATATTCCTCGACCTGATACCGGAGATTTACGACACGCCTAGAGCTTTGAGGGTATTGGGCGCGGACGGGACTGATAGCTACGTGCAGATCAACGAACCCGTGCCTGGTGAGGTTGACCCGGTTACAGGCACGCTGCAAAAGCTCAACGACGTCTCGCGTGGCAAGTTCGACGTAACTATCACCGTAGGCCCGAACTTCTCGACCAAGCGTCAGGAAGCGGTTGAGGTTTACGGGGAGCTGTTCTCGAATAACCCCATGTTGCAGCAAGTAGCGGGGGATTTGTTCTTCAAAGCCATGGATGCACCGTATGCGGACGAGATCTCTGAGCGGGTTAAAGCAACGCTACCGCCGCAAATTCAGCAGATTATCCAAAAGGACAAGAAAGTCCCTCCAGAGGTCGCTCAAGGCATGGCGCAAGTCCAGCAAGCAATGGCTCAGGTCCAGCAGTTGGGGCAAACAGTTCAAGCGGCTGCGGCGGAAGCTGAGCAGAAGAAAGCCGAGGCCGAGAAAGCCGAAGCTCAGGTTAGAACTGCCATTGCCGACTTGAAGACTCAGCGTGCGCAGTTTGAAGCTCAAGTAGCTAAAGCCGATGCGAACTTCGCCAAGGCCGAGGCTGGATTGTCGCAACGGTCGATGGACGTTGAGAAGATGGCCGGCGAGGATCAGCTCTCGAATGAACGTGAGCAGTTGAGCACGCAAGTCGCGCAGTCGTTGGCTGAGGTCAACACTCAAGTCGCGGAGTTCATGCACCAGTCAGTGCAGACCATGGCCGACATGCAAGCGAAGGCGCAACCCGTGCTAGTCATTCCACCCAAGCCCAAGCTACTGCGAGTCGATATGGTCAAAGTCAACGGACAGACATCGGCCGTGCCGGTGTACGAGAACGAATCGGTGCAGTAGTGGCGAAGCCGAATTCTCTGGTGAAGCGGAATGTGCTGCCAGAGCAGTCACCATCCAAGCGTAGCTGGCTCAAGTCCCTAATGACTGGTCCTAGCGCAGCCCTTCCGATGGAGGGTTGGTATAACCTGCTGCCCTTGCGTGAGACTAACTACCCGATGATGGGCACCAACGAATGGGCATTGCCGGGTATTGTTGCTGGCGCTTACAACGCCTTTACTGCTCCTGGACGTGCGTTACAGGGCAGGATTCCAGAGAGCCAGATGGTTCCTGAAGCGATGAACTTTGCCGGTAACGTCTCGTTAGACGCCTATGCACTCTCAAGGGCGCTAGGGAAAGGTGCAATCCCGGAAACCGACCAGCCGAGCGTTGATGTGACCTCTGGACCTATTAAGAAGTGGTTTAGGGGGCAGGTGGGCGCTAAAGCTTCGGATGAACCGTTCTCGGCAACGGCCGGAGGGCGCGCCCCATCGTTTGCTAGCGATCCCAAGGTGGCTAGTGATTATGCGATGAATCCTGATGCCGATAACCTATATGGATTCGGCGCCAGGCCTAAGGGGTACGATCAGGGAGGGAACGTAGCGCCTTACACGTTTGAAGGCGATGCTTTCGACTTGAGCAAGTTTCAAGGCGCTCACGGTACTCAAACTGGCATGACGCCCAAGCAAGTATCGGCAGCTCTGAAAGAGCTGGGGATTGACGAGCGCGAGGTGTATTTCCAGGGATGGGTTGGGAAATACGGCAAATACTGGGATGCAGCAGAGGATGACGTGAGGACACGGGTACTGCCAGCTCACGTTTTTGCTGATGATCCTTACGTCCAGCAAGTGCTAAAGGAACATGGCTATAAGGGGCTTACGTTCAAGGGGGCACAGTCCAATCCGACCAATGCGGTTGACAACATACCGTGGGATGAATCATCCGTATACGATGAATTAAGGGCGCTAGACCCTGCTGCAATCAAGTCGGCGCTCAGGTGATTGCAATAGTTAGCTGAATAGGCTAAGTTTTCGTCAATCGTACCGATGCGAATTCATCGGGCTTCAATTCGCTCGAGAGGGCGCCACCTATGTCAACGACACCGGAGGCGCTTGCGCCTCAAATTGATGCAGACGTAAGTTCCCCTTCAGCTCAACCGGATGGTGCCGAGTCGAAGACGGAAAACGAAGCCGCCCCATCACCGGCCGCTACACAGAGCAAAACTAGCGAGACTATTGAGCCCGAAACCAATCGGCTCAATGAGCGTTTTGCGGAACTGACGAGGTTACGGCGAGATGCTGAGCGGGATCGTGATCATTGGCGCGATCTAGCCATTCGAGAGAAGCAGAGGCCGGTCGAGGTTCCACCGACTCCGATGGCGGAGAAAGTGAAGACCCTGGCCGATTTCAACTTCGACGAGTCACAGCATCAGGCGTACATCTCTCAGAACGCGGCCAAGGCAGCCACGGAGGCTGCAAAGCGTGAGCTGAGAGCCGAGCAAGAGCAGCAGCGAAAGCAGTCTGAGCTTGCCGAGTACACGAAACGGGTGAAGGAATACGCGAAGGACAAGCCGGATTTCAACGAGATAGCGAACTACGCACCTATATCCGACCAGATCGCCGAAATGGTGATTCGGGCGGAGCAAGGACCGGAGCTCGCTTACCACCTCGGAAAGAATCCGGATATCGCTACGAGTCTTTCGGCGTTACCGCCCTCTGTCGCCGCCTATGAGCTTGGAGCACTGGCGGAGCGTTTGAAGTACGAACGCGCTGCAGCCGCTAAAGCAAAAACCTCGCTCAGCAAGGCCCCGCCACCTGTGCCGAAGATCGAAGGATCTGACGCCGGGAATGTTGAGCAAGAGCCGTCCCAAATGACGACTGCTCAGTACCGAAAGTGGCGGGCAAAGCAAATTTCATCCCGAAAGGGATGGAGTGCCACGAGTTAAGGGGTTTTCTTAAATGACGCAGACGCTAGTTACCACGGATTTGGTCGCTCGTGAGATCCTTCGGATCGCACACGAGAAGGCCACGTTCACAGGCACCATCTCCAGACAGTACGACAACAGCTACTTCGGGTCGGGCGCGAAGCACGGCAGCACATTGCGCGTGATGAGCCCGAACCAGTACTCGGTTCGTTCCGGTCGTGTGATGGACGTTCAGGACCAAGACGAAACGACGCAGACAATCACTGTGGCAACGCAGGTCGGTGTTGATATGCGGTTCAACTCCTCGGAGTTGGCGCTATCCATCGACAAGTTTGCGGAGCGGTACGTTGAACCTGCCACCTCAGTACTGATTTCGAGCATTGAGGGCACGGTTCTTCAGGGGGCGACGCAAGCGGTTTGGAACCATGTAGGCTCCGCAGGTACGGTTCCGGGCGCATCGGGTGACACGAGCATGATTGGTCAAGCCAGGGCCAAGCTCAATCAGTACCTCGCGCCGCAGGACAATCGGTCGATGCAGATCGACTCCGTGACGATGGCTTCTATCGTGAACGGCAACAAAGCGCTGTTCCATGATGGTTCGCAGGTCAAGGAGTCGTTCCTCGAGGGTTACTACTCGCGCGGTGCGGGTATGGACTGGTACGAGAACGAGCGCATCTACGTCCACACGAACGGCTCGGATCACACCACGGTCACCATGAACGATGCCTCAATCGCATCGGGCGATGTGGCAATGACCTGGGCGGGTGGTAACGTCACGCTGGGAACGGTGTTCACGTTGGGCCTAGCTGGTACTGCACCGGTCTACTCCGTGCATCCTGAGACCAAGGTGGCTTACTCGCACCTTCAGCAGTTCGTGGCCAATGCTTCGTTCACCAACTCTGCGACGTTTGCGCCGGCGTACATCACGTCGGGTGCGAAGCAGAACGTGTCGGTGTTGCCGGTCACGACGGAAGCGGTGACGCTGTTCGGTCTCGCTTCGACTTCGTACAAGAACGCCCTTGCCTATCACAAGGACTTCGCTGCGTTCGTGACGGCAGATTTGCCGGTCATGGCGGATGCCGCGCAGTGTACGGTGAGGCAAGAGGAAGGAATGTCGGTTCGCGTGTGGAAAGGCTCGGACATTCGGAATGACGAGCTCCTGATGCGTATTGACGTTCTTTATGGCTACAAGGTTCTGCGGCCCGAATGGGCTTGCCGTATCAACTGCACCTAAGGGGTATCTTTCATGCCAACGACATACGAGCGAATTGATTACGGCAGTGTGGACGGTGCCCATTTTGGTGGGGCGGCCACGGACAAGATCGCGTTCTACGGCTTCACTCCGGTGACTCAACGGGCCGCTGCGCTTCAAAGCGGTTCTGGCGTCTCGGCTACCTCAACGGACTGGGGTACGACGCAGGCAGCGTGGGCGGTCGAGGTGACTGCTACGTTGACGGGTCTCGGTCTCTGGAAGGGCGCCGCGTAAGTGTCCAAGAAGGTTGTTTTCTGCGTGCCTAGCATCGCAGGGCCGACCGCTCCGTTCGTCAAGGCGCTGGAGGATTCACTTCCAGCGGTCCTTGACGGCGGGGTTTGGACCGAGGGGTACGTTGAGGAAGTAGGCAATCCCTACATCTCCGCAGCTCGAGCGATGATGCTGCGCAAGGCCTTGGATGCTAAGGCAGATGCGATTGTGTTCCTCGACTACGACCTGTCGTGGGAACCGACTGCGATGCGCAAGCTCCTCGATACTGAGGGCGACGTGGTGTGCGGGGTGTATCGCTATAAGGGCCAACCCGAGCACTACATGTGCAGCATCATCAGCGGGGCTGATGGCAGACCTCTGACTCGTGCGGATGGATGCATCAAAGGGCACGAGATTCCGGCTGGCTTTCTCAAGATCACGCCTACCGCAGTAGACAAGTTCATGTGCGCCTATCCTGAACTGATGTATGGGCCGAAGTACAACTCGTCTTTAGACCTGTTCAACCACGGTGCAATCGACGGGATTTGGTGGGGCGAGGACTACGCCTTTGCCCATCGTTGGACCAAGAAGTGCGGGGACATTTGGATCGTCCCCAATCTGAACATCGACCATCACAAGGTGAACAAAAAGACCTATGAGGTAGAGGAAGTCTACCGAGGGAACTTCCATCAGTACTTGCTCCACTGTGATGGCGGAAGCGAATCGAGTAACCCACAAGCCCCGATGCGTCGAGTGGCTTAGGAGTCAACATGGCGAGCACGGGTCAAATAGCGTTCGAGGAAAGCGATTACACGGTAGTGGACGTCGCGACCGATTCGACTACGGTCTCGTCTCGGCCTGCTCTGCTGTTTGGGGTGTACATCAACACGGTTCTGTCTGCGCATACCCTACTGCTCACGGATGCAGGTACAACTGTCGTCACCATTCCCGCGTCAGCAGCAGCGGGTTCGATGTACAACTTTCCGGGGATTCGATTCAACACGACGCTGATCGTTGATCCGAATGACGCTGCTACAGGAAATGTCACGGTGGCGTGGCGTCCGTGTAATCCGTCACCGGCGTAATGAGCACGAACATCCAAGTCGTTTCGGACGCACTCCGACTGATTGGGGTCATTGCCGAGACTCAACCAGCCTCACCGGAGCAGGGTGAAAATGCGCTTAGGAAGCTCAACCAGCTCATGGAGACGTGGGCAGTGGATGGCGTGGAGATTGGGTATTTCGCACAGACTTCGACGACAGCAACGTGCCCTATTCCAGCTTGGGCAGAGCGTGGAGTTACCGCCCGTCTTGCCAAGGCACTACTAGCCGACTATCCCAGCGCCCAGTTGTCGCCTGACTTGCTCGACGACGAGCAGAACGGCGTGGCTACCATTCGTCGAGTGGTTTACTACCAGACTCGCGAACCATTGGATATGTCGCACATCGGCTTGGGCGAGGGTAGTTACGACCGCGTAGACATTACGCAGGGGTGACGTGTGCCGTCACTCAGCCTACCCATTCATTCCTACCAGCTACGAAGCGCACAGGCTTCTACAGCTAGGCTGGTGAACTGCTTTCCTGAGGCGTTACCAGAAGGCGCCAAAGTACCGTTGATGCTTACTCGCTCGCCTGGACTCTCGAGCTGGGCGACGGTAGGAACCGGACCAATCGAAGGGCTCCACACCGATCACGGCTTGCTATACGTAGTTTCCGGGGGTGGGCTCTATTCGGTCACTTCGGGAGCTACAGCTACCTTCCGAGGTGCAGTCGGTAGTTCGACCGAGATCGACATGGACTCTAGCGATTCTGCAGTTGTAGTTGTTTCTCCCCCACTGGCCTACTACTGGAACGGGGCCACGTTCGCGCAGATCGTTGACGCGGACTTTACAACGCGCGGAGCTGGGGACGTTGAATTCGTCGATGGCTACATGCTCTTTCGGGAGCCCGGCTCTGCGCGTTTTTTTGGCTCTGATTTGAACAGCGTGACAGCTTACGACGCTTTGCAGTTTGCGACTGCCGAGGGTGCTTCGGACGATTTGGTCGGGATGAAGGTCGATCACCGACAAGTGTTCCTAGCGGGCGAGAAGTCCTGCGAGCTTTGGGAGAATACGGGGGTTTCGGGGTTTCCGTTCGAGCGGACCATCAACGGGTTTATCGAGCTCGGATGCTTGAACGGCAAAAGCATCGCCAAGCTAGATAACTCGATCTTTTGGGTAGCGAGCGATTACACGGTCAGGCGTTTGGATGGACTGACGCCTGCTCGTGTCTCTACTCACGCGATTGAACAATGGCTCAAGGATTCGGTAACGCTTGCCAGCTTGCGAGGCTCGAGCTTTACCCAAGACGGCCACCTGTTCTACGTCCTTCGAGCAACCGAGGGATGCTTCGTCTACGACGTGGGCACTCAACTGTGGCACGAGCGACAGAGCTACGGCTCTGATACATGGAATTGGGGGTCGCCAGTTTTATTCGCTGGAAAAGTTTTAGTCGGCTCTACGACTTCCAACGTGATTGCCGAGCTCGATCCAACCGTATACACCGAATTGGATTCCACCCTGAGAATGGAATGGACGTATCAACCCGTCTATGCCGATGGCACGCGGGCGTATCATGAACGCCTAGATATGATGATGGAGCGCGGAGTCGGCAACACGGTTGATCCCGGCAGTGACCCGGAAATCATGCTCGATATGTCCGACGACGGAGGCAGAACGTGGCTCTCGCTACCGAACAAAAAAATAGGCCAGCTCGGCAAGTACTCGCAGCGGTGCTCGTGGTCTGCTTTGGGCTCGTCGGATGCGAGGGTGTACCGGGGGGCGGTGAGCGATCCAGTGAAAGTCACGGTGATGGACACGCAGCTACAGGTCAGGGGCGGGAGGGTGTAGCCGTGACATTAAGCCCTGGCCGAATTTTGCCCCGCGACATGAACGAACGACAGTTCGGCGAGTGGTCACGCAAACAGATGGCGGCGACGGTAGAGGACACATTTATCGTGACTCCTGAATGGAGCGGGTTTTCTGTTGAGCCAACCGGTAGATTAGTCTCGGTCGATCTTGGGGCGCTTATCGTTCTGTACCCTGAAAGCGGTACGTTTACTGGCACATCGAACACCAACGGCATGATCATGTTCCACGGTATCGACGGAATTAACCCGCCGGTTCATGCAACGATTATTGTGCGTGACGATGCTGGAGACACTATAGGCGAGGCATATGTCACGTCCATCGCCCCTGGGTCGATTCAGTTTGCCATCCCTGTGCTACAAGTTCCTGGAACCGACGCCGTTCCTGTTCTTAATCCTGCTGGGTTCACAGCAAGCGGCACGAAAGGATGGCGAGGACAGATCATGTTCCCCAAGGTTCCGCTGCGCCGCGGTGGCGGGTCTAACTACTGAGGTAACGGAATGGCTTTCCCCTCTCCCGAAGAATACAACCCCGTGACGCCGCTCCCGCAGGCGAAGCCAAACCCTGGGTACTACCATCCGCTCACCGGAAAATGGACCCAGGCAGGCGACCCGGACTTTAACGCTGACTACGCTGCGCAACTGCAACAGGCAGCGACGGACCCTAACTACGACCCGAACACGGCTGCTTCGTATACGTTCTTGCAGCCGAATCAGAACTACATCGGAGGGGATGTCGCACGAGCTCAGGGAGGAATGATTCGCAACGACCCGAGCGGCACACAGCCGTTCTTCGGTTTCGGTGACGGCTCTGGCGGCACATTCATTTCTAGCGATCCGAACGAAATCGCCCGGTATCAAGACAACGCACAAACACGGAACCTGCAAGGAATAGCCAAGGTCGGCGCGCTCGTAGGCGGTGGTGCTGCGCTCGGTGGGACTCAGTGGGGCAGTGGGGCGCCTTCTGGTCAGAACGCGCTCACGGGTAGCGCTACGGTTTCGGGTAGCAATGCGGCAGCGGGGTCTGTGGCGCCTTCTGCCGCTTCCTACGCTCCGCAATTCTCTGCGGCTAACCTTGGAGCCACTGGGGCTGGCTGGGGCGCTCCGGCGGCTGGTGCGGCTTCTGGTGGCGCTGCAGGGGTTCCGTGGGCTAGCGGGTTCGGTAGTGCTGGGGCGGCTGCTGGTGGTAGCTGGCTAGACAAATACCTGCCATACATCAACCAAGGCGCACAAACGCTGCTTGGGGCTTACGGGGCGAATCAAGCAGCAGATGCTGAATCCGATGCACTACAAGGGGCAATCGACGAACAGCGCCGGCAGTACGACCAGAACCGACAGGACTTGATGCCGTGGATGCAAGCGGGGCAGGGCGCTTTGGGCAACCTCCAAAACCCTCAGGCTTCGTTTGCCGCGTCACCCGGGTATGAATGGGCGCGGAACGAAGGACAGAGGGATATCGGGAACAGCTTCGCCGCTCGAGGCGGGGCTGCTTCGGGTAATGCTCTAAAGGCGCTCACCGACTACAACACCGGACTGGCGCAGCAGGACTATGGAAACTGGTGGAATCAGCAATCCAACCTCGCGGGACTAGGGCAGACCGCGACAACCAACGTCGGGCAGTTCGGTCAGAATGCGGCGGGCAACATTGGGAACGCGATGGCTAACCAAGGCGTGTCCCGTTCGTCGGGTATCGCAAACCGCTATGGAGCAATAGGCCAGGGCTTGAACGACTCGCTTAGCTGGCTCTACCGTCGTAGACAGGGAGGATAAATGCCGCTTCCCTATAACTGGTATGAAGGCATTCGGGCGACCGATCCCGCGCAGATCAATCGCGAGATTTCCACGGACGCGATTGCGAAGAACACTGCGCAACGTCTGCCGCAGCAGAACCGCATGGATGATCTGGTGATTTCTGGCGCGGAGCAGAACCAATCGACTGCCCGCCGAGCGAACGCGCAGAAGATCGCGGCTAACTATTTCTCAGCCATTGCTCAATCGCCGACTCCGATGCAAGCCGCTGCACAGATGCTCGCGAGCCCGAATTGGGCCGCAGTTTCGCAAGAGCTCCAGTTGCCACAGTTCACACCGGAAGGCGAAACCGACGACTCGATCCGCGCTAAGTCGATGGATTGGGCGCGGGCGATGGGCTCTGACAGCGATCACCGGTCGCGAGTGCAGTCAACCCAGGTGCTTGAGGATGGCACCATTGCCTACGTCACTTCTGATGGGAACTTGGTTCGCACCAACGAACGCGCTAGAAACCCGATGCAGTTCGTAGAGTCAGGCGGCGCCAAGGGTGCATTTGATCCGAGAAGCGGGACAGTTACGCCGATCACCTCGGCAGAGCAGGAGATTGATGTTGCAGCGGAGCGCGTCGGAGCTGAAGCGTGGGCTCGAGCGGCTTCGACTGCGGGCGTTGATCTGCAAAAAGAGCAGGTAGGCAGAGAGGGAACGTTAGGCGTTTGGCGTGTTGCTCGCGAAGGACTGCTGAGAGGCTTGGCGGGAACGAGCACAGGACCAGTTCAGGGGCTGATTCCAGCGATCACCGCTAGACAGCAAATTGCAGAAGGAGCCATAGCCGCGGTGTCGCCGGTTCTCAAGCAGCTATTTCGCTCTGCTGGTGAAGGCGTTTTCACCGACCGAGATCAACAGTTACTGAATGACATGATCCCGAAGCGTATAGATCATCCGGAAACTGTCGCATCGAAAATGCAGATGATCGACGCGATCATCGAAGCCAAGCTAGCTGCTCCTACCTCAATTCCGTCGCCAACGAGGAGTGAGCTGCCGCAGCAAAGGCCAGTACAGAATGGTGAATGGGGTAAGGCTACCGTGGTGCCCTGATGCCGAAATACCGAATCAAAGCGCCTAACGGTCAGTCCTATGAGATAGAGGGACCAGAAGGAGCCTCAGACGAGCAGGTACGCGCCGAAGTGTTACGGCAGTTTCCTGATGCTGGCGGACAAACGGCTGCACAGCGGCCCTCAGCGTTTGAAGGCGTGCGAGGAGCTCTGAGCAAGGTAGGCACGCAGCCTGAACAGTTCCAGGGGATCAACCGGGGGCTAGGACGTTTTGCAAGAATGGGGGCCGAGGCAGTGGGTGCTATACCGCTGATGGCGGCTGATGCTGGTGTGGCGGCGCGCAACCTAATCGGCGGTGGTAACTACGAGCTGCCATCGTCGATGTACGGTCGCGGGCTTGATGCGCTAAGGCTTCCTCGGGCGCAGGGGGCTGCTGAGAAGACGGTCGATGTTCTCGGGCAAATGGTAATGGGATCACGATTGCCAGTTCCGCAGGTAAAGAATCCAGCTCCTGCTGCCATTCCGTTGAGAGCTTCGACTGCTGCCGCTCCGGGCGCAGCGACGCTCGAGAATGCCGGCGTGAGACTTGACCGAGCGCAAGCGACTGGAGAGCCCGCGTGGAACGCAGTTCGCACGGCTTCTCAGAATCATCCTGCAACCGCTGGCCGGCAACAGGCTTTCACCGTCAATCAGCTCAAGGACTACACGCGAGCGGTTCTTCGGCGTGTGGGCATCAACTCAGACGAAGCAAGCCAAGCGGCGATGCTCTCTGCGAAAAACAGAACCGGCGCCGTGTTCAATAGCATTGGAGCGAAGGGTGCGAAGTTTGACGACGTGCTGCAAACGGAAATAGCGTCGATCACCGATGATATGTTGCGCGAGGTGCCTGAGAGTAGTCATGGAGTAGTGCAGAGAAATATTGACGACTTGCTAAAAGCGGTGGACGAGAACGGAGTTATCAACGGCCAGCAGTTCGTTCGTATACGTTCACACTTGAGCAAGCTCTCATCGAATCCAGATGTGGGGCAAATTGCCGACGATCTCGAGGACGCCATGTTAGGGGCGTTACAGAGGTCATATCCAGCCGAGCGGGTAGCACTCAACAATGCGATTGAGCGGTGGCGTAGCTTGCGAATTATCGAGGGGGCGGTAGGAAAGGGCGTCGAGCGACACATCATGCCGCTGCAACTTTCCAACGCGATTGCGAACAAGTCCAATCGTGCAATGAGAATTTACGGGCAAGGCGGGGATCAGTACCTAGTCAAACTCGCTGAGGCCGGAAGGTCTGTATTGCCGAGCACAGTCCCAGATTCCGGTACAGTTCCTCGCAGCATGTTGCAAGCACAGAATCTAGTGAGCAACCTAGCTACCGCTATCCCGTACCGAGTGGCACAGAATCAGCTACTGAGACAGCCACAGCAAGCTGTTCCGGCCGCCGGGCAATTACCCGCTGGGGCTGTGGCTCCGCTCATGGAGTGGATCAAGCAGCGATACCCGCAACCACCGGAGTCTCAATAATGGCCACTGGCGCTCTACTTTTCCCCGTTGGTTACGCCCCGCTCGACGGTGGCGCGGCTGTTCCAAGCGGCAAGCTCTACTTTTCAAGGACTGGAACTGCCACAGCGCAGGACACCTACACCGATTCGGCTTTGACCACTGCAAACGCTAACCCGGTGGAACTCAACTCCGAAGGCTATCTCGACACGCTGGTATACGGCGATCCCTCAACGGGGTTCGATTATCGCGTGAAGTTCACCACTTCAGCCGATGTGCAAATCTGGCAGATCGATGATGTAGTCGTGGACGGGGCGGACACCGCGACATTCTCCGAGGGCAGCTTCACCGGAACCCTGACAGGCATGGACGCGGCAACGACCGGAACCGTTACCTACAAGATCCTCGCTAACTCGGCGGGTACTGGGAAGGAATGCAGGCTTAGTATCGCTGCGCAAATTTCCGGGACATCCAACACGACGGCGTTCACGATGACCGGACTACCGGCTGCGTGTACGCCGACCGAGGCTGTTTCGACCGTGTGCATTCTCATTGAGAACACCACAGCTCAGCTTGGGAGAGCAGTCATTGCGGCCGACGCAACGACGATCACATTTGCGACCGATCTCCCTTTCTCCGATACCGGATTTACAGGGGGCGGAACTAAGGGGCTCCACGCAGGCTGGACCATTTCCTATCCGCTGTGAGCCAGCAGATATCAATAGTCCCCGACCTACCGGCAGTCGATGCGTACTCCGGTGCTCGTTCGTTGGTGTGGTTTAGGGATCGAGTCACGTCGGCTGCAGTGACTCCAAGCACGGTGAGATATCGTGTTGACTGCCTTTCAAACAAGCAGAATGTGATTAACTGGACGAGTGTCACGCCTGCGAGTTCTACCACGATTGAAGTTCCAGGCACTCTCAACGGCATCATTGACGAGGAAAACGACTACGAAACCCGACAGTTACTCGTCGAGATTGATGCTGGGTTAAGTAGTCAAACTGTCAAAGCGGCCACGTGGAAGGTGCAAAATAACCGCATCTACGAACCTATGACCAACTTCAACGAAGCTCTGCAGGTTGAGCCTTACTATCCGATCACAGCGGCGGAAATTGCTGCGGGCGTTACCCCGACTGATTACAACTATCCTCAGGGGAATGTGCTGCGGTACGGGACGAATATCGATCAAGGGACAACCGACATGACCGCTGCGTTTCAGGCAGCGATTGATTCGCATGGGTTGGTCATCGTTCCGGCAGGAACCTATCTAGTCACCGGTCTGACGCTGGCTCCAAATTGCACGTTGATCGGTGAGGGGATTACGAAGTCCATCATTATTCTTGGAGCTGCTGCTAACGATCACGTCCTCTATGGCGAGGATGTTACGGACGTGATCCTTCGGGATTTTAAGATCGACGGCAACAAATCGAATCAAAGCACAGGAACGGGGAATAACTGGCGCGGACTGTATCTTTTGGGGGATTGTCATCGCATACGGATCGACAATGTTCTAGTAACGAATATCGTAGATCACGGGGTGTTCTTCGCCAACGGCGGAGATGCGAACGTCAATCCAGGGAAAGACAGCCTCATTACCGGGCTGATTGTCACGAACTGCGGGAGCGCGGCGCATACGTCCGGTGGCGGGGCAGGGGGCACAGGCATAGCAGGAGGCTGCAACAGCACAACCTTCGTCGGATGCTACGCCACCGGAAACTACCTAAACGGATTCAAGAGCTGGGGCGAGCACTTTGGCTGTCATTCCTACGACAATACGGGAGGCGGGTTTGAGACAGGGTTCTCCACTCCTGAGCTGACCCAGGTTCGTTATGTGTCCTGTCGGGCATACAGCAATGACGGGGACGGATTCAGGAATCAGGGGCAGATAGACGAAATCACGTTCGTAGGATGCGAGGCTCGGAACAACGACAACACGGGCATCATGTTTTTGAACACCGTAAACAAGGCGACGATCACCGGGTGCTGGCTCGTCAATAACGGGCAGGATCGCGCAGCAGCAGCTAGAAGCGATACGGTTTGCTATGACGGGATAGCGTTCACCGCTACAAGCGGAACCCCACAAAACATCACTATCTCAGGGTGTCAGTTCTTTGATGACCAGGGCGGTTCGGCTACTCAGGAATATCACGTCTATGTTCGCGATCCGGTGACGAATGTCAGCGTAGAAGCCAACAATATTTTCGGCTCTGTCCGCAATCAAGTGACCTATGTGGAAGCGTTAGCGGTTGATAGTACTGTCACGTTTCGCGATGCGCCTGGACTAGCGTTCGTCACTAAATCAACGGACAGCATTCCTGTAACAGGGACCGTCAATGCGACGGATATGCATACCATTACCATCCCGGCGTTTTCGCTGAATGTCGGGACTTCACTGCGAATCATTGGGCGGGGAACTGCGACAGGGACGAATAATACGAAAACTATTCGCCTGGACGTGAATGGCACCACTGCAGTGATGTCGAGCCAAGCCGCAGGAGATCAGCAAGTATGGGCCGCAGAGGCGCGAATCTATCGCAGCTCTAGCTCTCTTCTCACCATCGCTTACACGGGGTATGAGGTAGGCGGGCAGATTTCGACTGCGGCTGTTAGTGTGTCGGTGTCAACCTCTACCGATCTAACAATCAAGTTCACCGGTCAACTAGGTAACGCGTCAGACACGATCACACAAAATTACTTTGCGGTAGGAACAACCGACTGATGGCCGATCAAGTCGCACTCGTAGCTGAACTACCACTCGTAGACGCTTGCTCGGGTACGACGATCAATGCGTGGTTTCGCGACCGAGCCACCTCCTCTGCGAGCACTCCTAGCACCATTCGTTATCGCGTGGACTGCCTGACCAACGGTCGCAACGTCATCAACTGGACGAGCGTAGGGGCTGCTAATTCTGCGGTGTTTGAAATCCCCGGCACTCGTAACGGAATCATTGCCAACGCGAACGACTACGAAACCCGCCAGCTCATGGTGGAGCTCGACACCGGGCTGAGCACTCAAGTCCGTAATGCTACGACGTGGAAGGTCAAGAACAATCGCACGTACGAGCCGATGACGGACTTCGACGATGCGCTGTTGCTCGAGCCTTACTTTCCGATCACGGCCGCAGAAACAGCCGCCAGCGTTGAACCAACCGCCTATATCTATCAGGCGGGGGATGTGCGGCGATACGGTGCCGCTCTTGATGGCTCGACGGATGATGCCGATGCCTTACAGGATGCCATCGACTCGAACGCTGAGGTGTTCGGTATCTTCGGCACGCTTGCAGTAGCGTCTCAGGTCGAGCTGAAAAGCAATCTCACGATTCGTGGCGAGGGCTATCACACGTCGAAAATCAAAGCGACCGCTAACACTTTCTCGGCTCTATCAGACAATGCTGTAGGGCTTTCCAATATCCTCATCAAAGACCTCGGGATGGAAGCCTCGAGTGTCGGCTCGTCGAATCGGTGTATCTGGCTTGATGCGGACACAGGGGATGTTTCGACGAATATCACTATCGAGCGTTGTCGGTTCACGGCGGTATTCCGAGCCGTGGAGATTGATCGCGGAATCAACGTCAAGGTCCGGGACTGCACGTTTCAAGACTTGGGCGGGATTGGGGTCTACGTTGGCGAGTCGGTGGCCAAGGGATACTCCGAGAAAGTGTCAGTAACAGGTTGCACGTTCAACGACAACGGCGGGGCGGATATCGAAGGGGGCGTAATTGTTGCTTATGCGGACGAGGTGGATATCAGCAACAACCACTTTGAAAGCGTTGGGGCGACTTCAGGAGCGACCAATCTCTACCATGCCACCTATCTGCGAACCTGCACTCATGGGGTATTCAACAACAACACCTATAAGACTATCCGTGGAGGCGCGGCGATTCACGTCTTTTCTGACGTTGGCGCCGGCGAGGTTACTAACAAGCACATCACGATCTCTGGGAACGTCATTACCGACTGCACAACCTACAACGGCATTCGGTGCGATCAGGTCGAGGGATTGACGGTTACGGGGAACACGGTGAAGGACTGTTTCAGTAACGGAATGTATCTGACCGATATCTCGGGTCTGACAGTCACGGGGAACGTGCTACACAACAACAACGACGAAGAGGCGAGCGGCATGTTGGCCGCGTGTGCAATACGGCTACAAGATATCGTAGACGGGTCTATCACGGGGAATGTGGCGAGAGAGACCGAGGCATCAGCGGCAGAATACGGTCAAGGTGGGTTTGTTCGCGTCGAGGGGACGAACACCGACCTTGTAATCTCTGGGAACACGTTCACCTTCTCAGGAGCTTCAAACGGGTACTACTTCTGCGAGGTCTCTGGAACGCTTGATAGGACGTGTTTCACGGGGAACATTCAACGCGGGGCTTCAGCCTTCTTGAACGAAAGCGGAACCGTCACCGATGCTTCGTTCTTCGGCAATGTGATCTCGGGTAACGGCGGGACGTTTCTAACGCTTGCGCAGTATCACAAGTTTTCCGCTAGGGGGAATTTCAACCAAGGCGCTCCCGAGGTTTACGAGTCGGACGGAACGTACGTCACGGCTCGATTGTCGGCGGCTCCGGTTGCTGGAGATTGGATACAGGGCGATATCGTTTGGAGAACGACTCCCGGAGCAGGGTTTGAGCCGGGGTATGTTTGCACGACTAGCGGAACGCCCGGAACGTGGAAAGCAATGGCTATCCTCGCAGCATGAGCCAGCAAATCTCCATCAAACTGAGCGAACACTTCCGCCTGCACGAGTTCACGCGCTCGGAGTACGCCGCGCGGAATGGAATCGACATGACGCCACCGGCGAGTGTGATTGGAAACCTCGCGAATCTGTGCGGTGAAGTCCTCGAACCGTTGCGCGCGTCGCTCGGTCCTCTTTACATAAGCTCTGGATTTAGACCCCAAGCGGTCAATCTCGCCATCGGTGGAGCGCCGAATAGTGACCACCTTAGAGGCATGGCGGCAGACTTCATTGCGCTAGACCATCCCATCGAGCACACGGCCAAAATAGTGCGTGGTCTGGCAAGTTCACTACCCGTTGCGAAGATCATTTACGAATACGGGCAGTGGATACACGTATCGTTAGCACCGAATATCTCTGTCCCTGCACGCTCGCTTTTGGTAGCCTCAAGAGAGTCAGGGCAAACCGTGTACACACCTTGGAGTGCAGCGTGACGCAATTAACCAAAGACAAGTGCCTGTACTGGCTGTGCGGAGTGCTGTTTGTGCTGGTACTCGTCGCTTCAGGCTTGCCTGCGTTTGCGACTGACAGACCGGGCATTCCCACTACACCGAAGACTGGTGAAAACATTCCTAGCACCACGGTTGACGCGCTGTCGGCTTCGAGCTCGAGCGCCAATGCGAATCCGATCATGACCGCAAACTCCGGTGGCGGGCAGAGCAGCGCGAACCTGTACGAATCCACCGACTCTCTAGGGCTCGCGTTCGGCAATGAGGCGCCCATACCCTACGGAGCGACTCCGGAGTGCTACGTACCCGGCAAGGGCCTTAAACGGGCTCAAGGCTGGGTGTTCGGTCTCGTCCAGCTCTCTGCTGTGCTGGAACGGGATGAGCAATGTATTGCCGACGTACAAGCCACCAGAGCCCACCAAGAGCGTATGGCGACGCTTCGACTCGAAACGATCAGGGCACAGACCGAGGCTTCCAAGGCCGCCACAGAATCCTACAAGGCGTCCGAACAACGAGCCCTAGCCGAGTGCGGGTGGGAGGAGATATGCGCAGCATCCAAGTAGCTCTGCTCCTGCTCGTCGCAGCGGGCGCTCACGCCCAGTCCCCAAAGGGCAAAACCAAACTCGGCTGGGAACCGGCGACCACCTACACCGACGACACGTTTATGATTCTCGGCGAGCAGCGCATCTATGCGGCGCGCACTCTTTCGACGACGTGCGGTACGCCGCCTGCTCCTGGGTCATTCACGTTCTATCAGACCGTCGCTCCGGAACTCGCTACGTTCGAACTACTGAACCAGTTCAACGGCGGCTGGTATTACTACGTGACCTCGGTCGATGTGTTCGGCACCGAAAGCGTAGAAACATCCAACATCGTCTGCAAGGGCATCAACATTCAGGGAAATTGGCAACCGCCAGGTGTCGGTGTGCGTCCGCGCGGACCGAAGAACTTGATAGTGCTGCCAGATGCAACTTGATCCATTCACCATTGGGTGGAAGATTTGGACGACTATTCGCCCTTGGCGGCGATTGAAGGAAGCACGGAACGCACGCAGAAAGAGGAAGGGCATACCGCCTCTTCCGATCACTGAAGAGGACGATCTTATGCTACCGAAGGGCACGCAAACGTATACCGGTCTAGCTATCTTGATCCTGACGCCGCTAGTGGCCAAGTACGGCATCGGCTCCGAGGATCTCTCATTGTGGGTGACGGCCATAGGCACGGTGATCGGCGGCATTCTCGGCATTCTCGGGCGCATCCGTGCTGGCAAGGCCGCGTAGTTCCGATCTGATGCACGGAGGCACGATGTGGGACTCATCCCCTTACTCAAACTTTTGTGGGATTCCAAAATCCTCACCACCGCATCGGGGTATGCAGCCTTGATCCTTCTAGGTTACTTGTACTTGTTCGAGATCAATCCTCTATCGGCAGAGGTCACGGACGTTAAGGACGCGGTAGTCGATTTGCAGTTGTCGAGCTTCGAGCAGAGGCTGGACGCTGCGTACTCTGCTCTATGCATGAATCCCGGCGACCCGGCGATACTAGAACGGATTAGAGAGCTCCAGCAGGATTACCAGCGACTAGCGGGCGGTCGGTACAACCCGCCTGACTGTAACTTGCTGCTGAAACTCAAATGACCTCCGCTCCTGGTAAGCTCGGCAAGTCTTACCCGGCAAATGGCAACATTTCCAGCAGCAACACGGCGCCTACTGCTCAAGCGTCTATCGTCGGGGATCGGTTCGGGTGGATTGTCGCGCTCCTGATTGGCATTGCCGCGCTCGTGCTAGCAGTGGTCGCTATGTACGTCGTGAAGGACGCGCGCGAAGCGGTTAGAATAGCCAACGAGGCTTTGCAGCAATCATCCCGAGCAATGGAACGGTCGAACTTGACAGAGCGAGAATCACGACTAGCTCAAGAGGATTTGATGCTGCTACGCTCTGCGGTGAAGTCTCACGGAATCCACACTGAAACGGCTGGCGATCACGAATAGGAGTTCAATCTGAGCCACGACATCATCATTTGCGGCGGTGCCGGTGAAGTCACTGGCGAAAAGACCATCAAAATCTACACGCACACTCGCGCCGACATTGCGATTCGAGTGAGCACAGCCGGACTTGACTCGGTGAAACACGCCCAGCTCGAGAAGCTCGTCAAAGATCAGGTGAAGAAACTCCGCAAAGGTATCGAAAGAATTACGGGCGATGAGTACTACTATCATCAGCCGCACGCGGAGAACTTCTAAACCGCTTGCCGAGATTGTCGGGCGGTAGTAAGTCAGGCTCGTTGCCGTCCAAAGCCAAACGCATCATGTGGAACGCGGTTTGAGCTCGCGAAGCCCACAGCTCGTGGGAAATATCCTGTTTCATCCACCGCATTCTCGCAGCCATTGCAGCTAGGCATCTAGCTAGGTGGCGGTAGTAGGCGACGCGGGTCATTGGCGATCCTTCAGTGCTTCTTTGGCAACCTCTGCCGCCTGGCTAAACGCTCTAGCAGCACCTAACTCGTGTGCCCAATACTGGTCGGGAAGCCGATTAGTTAAGCCGTCGTAATCGCCGTCAGATGGTCCTAGCAGAGTCAATCCGCCCATTTGCGCGACAAGTTGCAGCGACGCACTCAGCCGCTCGTTCTCCTTCCGCAGCTCGGCGATGGTTTCTGTTATGCAGTGGCACGGCCCTCCGTTGAACACTCCGCGACCGCCGCACGTCGTGCAATGTAGATGCACAGAGAAAGTAGGCACCTTTTTAAGTTCGTCGCTCATAGCGTCCCGTGCTCCCATGCTGCCAAAGCGTTTTCTGCTATCGACACGGCCATGTGGGCGTGCGAGGCGTACTTGATTTGCACGAGAGTTTCGCGGCATTGGTCTAGCCGCTTGTTCGCCTCGGCTAACTGCTGCAACGACTTCCCATGCGGGCAATACGGATCGTGCAGAATCGCTACGTGAGCGTCATCGCCAGCAATCGACGCATCGCAGTACAGACATCTGCTCCACGTCCTAGTCTTGCCACCCTTCAGCCTCTCTACCTCCTTCCGCAGCTCGGCGAGTTCGCTCACGCTTCCGTCCTCGGCCCCACAGCGGGCCTCAAGCAGTTGTTCAGGGTAATAGTCAGCAGCTTGTCGTTCATCTGGTCCTGCTGGAAGTCGAGCCAGGTCATAAACCCGGAATAGACCACTAGGGCGGCGATGATCGAGAGCAGGGCTTGGCGGCTCATGGTGTCACCATTTCAACCGCTGTTCTGTTGCGTCTCTGAGCACGAGCCCTTCGTCGATATAGCCACGGAGCACGCCCCTTTTTGGATACTTTTCCAGTTCTTCCGCCGTCCACTTCGGGATGGCAAGGAACCGCGCATAGCGCCGTTTGATCTTTTGCTTCACCACCGCTTTTCGTTCTACTAGTGTCCATGGAGGACGAGCCCCTAGAAAACAGTTGCACTCTAGGCATGCAGGAACTTCGCAGAATGGCCATCTATTTTGCGCTCCCTCTTGGAGGATGATCTGTCGGACCGACCGCGGAGGAACATGATCGACCGATTCGGCTGGCATCCCGCAGTAGTAGCAAGGCTGAATATCACGATCCACCCGGCCCGCGGCCCATGCCTTAAAGCGGCATCGGTTAGAGCAGTACTTTTTGTTCGATCTGTGTCTAAAGGCAGTCCCGCATTCTGGGCACGTGGAGGACTTCAAAGGCGCGCCCCTTATCCATGTAGCCAGAACCGTTTATAACCGTTTCTAGGCTACCCAGCAAGCTCCTGGAGGCGATCCTGGCAGAATACCGAGATGTCTGCCGGAACTTCCAAGTCCCTTTCTGAGTAAGCGTCCTCTATCAGTCGTTTTGTCGCCTTTAGGGACTCCGAATCCTTGCTAGCCTTGATCGCTTCCACTGCCCAAGGGTCTAGGCTCTCGCTTAGTGGGAGCGAGTGTGTAGTGTCGGCTAGCAGCTTTTTGATGCCAGAGCGTTCCCAAGACCGCAGGTGATCCCAAACGAATAGCTGCTCCTCGCTGGTCAAACTGTTCCATGTGGAACGCAGAGCGTCGCCGTCCGCTGCCTTAGTCGATTCCAGCATCCCGTCGATAAGCTCCCGTAGGCGCTTGGGGGCGATCTTGGCGGGGGTTACGTCGATAGCCTCGGCGGCCAGGATTCGCTCGCCCTCGTCCGGGTCAAAAATGCCAGCGAAGGCAAAGGCAAGCCGGGCGCACTGAATCATGGCCTTGTGGCGCAGCATCCGCTTGGGATGTGTCGTCCAGGGGTCTGTCTGGCGCTTGCACTCCGCCATGTACTCCGTGACCTTGGTCGGGTGACTACGGTCCTTGCGGTAGATGGTGCAGGTACACTTTTCGTCGTCCTGCTCGAAGTCCATCCCGTCGAACTGCTGGTGCTCATTCGTGATTCTGGCCCACCCGTCTACGCCGACAATCGGCACGATCCCGTTGCGACTGGGGAAGGCGTAAATCTCGCGCGTCCAGGGGTTTAGGTTGTGGGCATCGGCCACGATCAACAAAGCGGCCATCTGCTCGGTCGTCACGTCACCCTTGAATGCCGTGGCCTTGAGCGTCGCCATCATCTTGTTGGGCTCGATGCCGTACTTGTTGGCGAACTTCTCGACCAGGCTTTTACGCTCCGCTCGAGCGGTGGCTACTTCCTCGGCCGTGATGACGTTTTGTTTCGGTTCGTTCATGGGGTTTCCTCAAGTTGTTCGGTGCAGTACTTCAAAGCGCGAGTGAAAAGCTCCTCGCGTACCTTTTCCGGGGGCATGAATTGACGGGCCATGAAATCTCCGACTCTCGTGTAGACCAGCGGCAAAGGGCGCAAGCCGTCGATTTCAAATTCGAGCTGCCATAGGCCGCAGGAGACCACGCCAGTTTTCATGGCTCGTCGTCCGGGTCGTTCGGCTCGACGGTGCGGTAATCCGGCGGCTCATACGGCCCCCGGTAAATCGCTATGACTTCCTTCGGGCGAACGGCGTAGGGAAGGTTGATACCGCCGCAAATGTGGTAGCTATCCTTCCCCTTGGCTCGTAGGAACAGTTGAGCGTCTTCGATCTCAAGGAATTCTGCGATGCGCTCGGTCATGGTTCTATCCTCTCCACAATCACGCACAAAGGTCGCTCGCCAGTCTCATAGGGGATGCTAGTCACATGCGAGCAGACGTCCTCCCGAACCGTTTCCACTATCGCTAGGCCGAACAGCACAAACCATCCAAACAGCGCAGCAGCAGAGAAAGCGTAAAGGGCGAAGCGTTTCATTCCGTTTCCCCCTCGTTCACTAACCCAGTCAGCAAAGCCCACAACAAAACCTCGTTGTCCTCACGCTCACGTCGGCCGGTGTCAACGGGCGGAATCTCACCGTGCTCCCAAAGGCGGTCAATCTCAGCATCGCTAAACTCTGACGGGGTTCTGCGCTTCACGGCGTCACTCCAAGGCTTTTCATGTGCGCCACGAGCTCGTCACGCTCGCGCAACGCTTGCAGCTCAACAAGAGCCTCGCAAGCCATCGCGCAGAACGCGGCCGATTCGTACTGCCCGCGAGCCGCAAGACTGGCGCCGATGCTTTCCATCTGCTCGGCGAGCTGGGCAGCGTTGTAAAGATCGGACCACTTAGCGGTAGACGTGGTGCCGTCCCATTCGAAGTTGTCGTCGTACTTGTCGAGGTCGATGGTCATTGGGCTGCTCCTTG